TCGGATGTCTTGCCTTCGGATGCCTTGCCGTCGCTCTGAGAAGATTTCTCTTCTTTCGATTGCTGATACTGCGGTAATGCCGCAGCTTCATTGCGACGTTCTTCCATGACGAGAGAACGTCCCATCGTGGTCATGGGCATCGTCGCCGTTGCCTGCGAGCCGTCAGGCACCGCCTTGACAACTTGGCTGCGACCGTACTTCTCAGCCGACAGACCCGTCTGCAATTCGGCGTCCATGCCGTGCAACTGCGGCACGTTGACCTTGCCTTCGTCTTCAGGTTTGGCGACTTCATCACCTTGCTTGCCGCCAGCGCTGAACAGACGCGGATCGTATTGCATACCGAACTGCTTGCGAGACTCTTCGTCGATTTCGTACTCGCAATCAGGTGTCGCGAGTACCTCGCGTGCATCGACAGGTTCAAAGAGTTGAATGCCATCGGTGGCCTCCAACCGCTTCTGCATCGCTTCATCGCTGCCGGTGTAGCGTAGTGCAATTTTGGGCATGTGCATTCTCCTTACGGCTTCGCGATGAAGATCGTATTGTTGATGGATGGTGTCGTGCCTCCGGTGTCATTGAATGCACGAATGTACTGTAGATAGGTGCCAGCAATCTCGTTGTTGAACGGGATTTCTGTCCGACCGACAGCAGTGATAGCACGCGCAGCGAGTTCGACAGGAGTGGTGAAAGCGAGATTTGTCGAACCTTGAATGCGCACGACGTATGTCTCGTCCACATTTCCGAAGTCGATTGCGCCGGTGTCCACGACGGCAACACCGTCCATGTGAGCATTGCCTACGTCGATGACGCGAGCCGAACCTCCAACCTGTGCGGGCGCATCGGCGACGATTGCGCCAGCGTCCTTCAGGAGCAGTAGATTGTCATAGGTGCGAGAAGGCATGATTGTCTTCCTTATGCAACGATTGGGAGATTGCCGATGTTGCGAATACGCGCAGCGGCACGACCGTGTTCGATCACGATGCCGTTGTACCATTCAACACGGGTGCGAAACACTGGCGCAGCTTGAAGCTCGCCGAGATCACGCACATCCATCGGGCCGTTTTGAATGCCCGAAATGCGACCGGCACCGATGCTCAAGATGTAGAGCGACGTTGCCGTTGCCGCGCCTGCCGCAGCCGCTTCATCGAAGCCGAGAATGTCATCGCCGCCGTTCGCGCCATACGCGACGAGCATTGGAATGTCGTTGTACTGCGAGATACGCCGACCGAATGCGTCTGCGCTGTATGTCACGTAGCCCGTCACAGTGGGCGTGCGCGCCGCTGCGGTGAACTTCCGGCGCATGGCCTTGGACATCAGGTAGTGCGTCGGGTTGTCCACGGTATCGGTCGCATCGTCGATGGTGCCCAATGACAAGGCCGCGCCGCCAGAAGTTGCACCCGCTGAAACGACTTGCTGATTCACGAGACGCTTCTGCAAGCCGTCGAACTCGCGTGGGTTCGTGGATGAATCACCCTTGATGAATTTCAGAGTCCAGCCCGCCGCGAGCGACTTCACCTTCATGCGCTCGTGCGTTGCGCGAACTCCTGCGCCTTGCGTCTGAATGATGAAGCGGTCCACATCGAGATCACCGCCAGCGATGACAAGCGCTTCGGTTTGCGGATTGAGCACGCCGGACGATTCCGGAAATGCTTCGTTCACACCCCGGAAGCTGATGCCCGGTAGTGAACCTTCACGGTTGTACTTCAATGCGTTGCCAGCGATGTCTTCGAACGGCAGGACTTGCAGAATATCTGATTCCTGCGCAAACATTTCGATGACAGCCGAACGCACGACGTCGCCAGAATTTAGCTTGGCGGCTTCGACGAGGGTCAGTGCCATTGTTTCACCTTAAAGGATGTTCACCCTTTAGCGTGCAACACCGTGCGCTTGTTGGGCGCGGAAGTGTGTGATGCGAGCCTCGGGCGGGAGTTTGGATAAATCAGCACCACCTTTGGGGATGCCGTTGGTGCCCATTGCACCGGAACCCTGTGCCCTCGGCCAGAGGTGGGGCGCGTTCTCGCGCAGAGAAGCCGCCCACTCCTCGGGTGTGAGGGGCGTCTTGCCATCTTTTCCGAAGACAATTGTGTCGCCGCTCATAGCGATAACATTGCCGTCGTCGTCGATAGTCCAGCCCGCGCCCTTAGCGCGTAGCACGATGTCTTCCGTTGCTTCTGGCAGCGCTCCTGCCTTCTGCGATGCCTTGATGATTGATTCAGCCATCGCACGCTCAGCGAGCTTGTCGGCTTTTGCCTTGAGCTTCTCTCCGCGTGCTTGTTCCGCCTTGAGCTTCTTGTCCCAATCCGCCGCCATACGCTCAGTGCGTTTGTTCAACACTTCGTCGATCTTGCCTTGCTTGATGAGAGTTGCCTCTTCATCATCGGCGAAGCGTTTGAGAATGTTGCGCACTGCTTCAGGGTCGATGCCTTCGAACTGTGCAAGATTGGCCTTGAGTTCTTTCTCTTTGCCGATCAACTCGCCGTTCTTCGCCTTCAGTCCTGCGACTTGCTCGTTGACAGCAGCCTCGATCATGCCTTGCACGAGAGGCTTCAAGTTCTCGGGAATCTGAGGGGAATTGGGAGGTGGAGCCGGTGGAGGAGGAGGAGGAGCACCGCCTCCGCCGCCACCGGGCGGATCAGGGTCAGGTGAACGATACTTCTGAAGTACGTTTCGCGTCAAGTACATGAATCAATTCCCTTTGGGAGTTGCGTCTACGTGGGCGTGCAAGAGACTGTGCTTGGCGGCACAGGACCGTTCTGCGTCGGCGTTGCCTCAGTGCAAGTTGTCGACAGCACCGTGACACCGGCTTGCTGCACTGTCAGCGTGATCGACGTGAATTTGATGTCGGTAATGCGCTCTGTCCAATGTGTATTTGGACAATCAGGTGCACCAGCAATGACAGGGTCAGGCGGTGTCGTCGTTACGCTGAAGCCGACGTTGCCGTTCTTGAATTCATCATCAGGGATGGCTACTGAGCCAGAGAGCGTCACCGGCTGCGGTGTCTGCCCAGGAGGTTGATTCTGACCGCTGGGATTGGTACACGTCGCGGTGATCGTGCCCGTTGCCGACAGGTTGACAACGACATCACCCTCACCCAGGCCCGCCAGCGACCCGGTTGCCGAGAGCGACAGGCCATTGTCGATGAGCGTTGGGTTTCGATTCTGTTTGAAGTGCACGCTTGCGGCTAGCGCCGCCGTCATCAGAGTTGCAGTGATAAGGGCGAGCGCAATCTTCAGCATGTTTATTTCCTAGTTGAGTTAACGCGAATCGCGAGCCACGACACCTTACGCCATGTGGCAGACGAATACAAGCAAATTCCTGCCACATCAAAGCCGTCGCGTCAAATACCCGACTAAAAAACTCGAGTTATGCTTCGTTACGCGTGACATGGCTTAATTTCCCGTGCTATACTTGCTCCATCAGCAACCCACAACAGAAAGCACACCATGAACCGCGCATTCACCATCAGCCCCATCATCGAAGACGAAGCCGCCTATGAAGCCGCCATCAAGCGCAGGATCAGAAGCGCCGCGAACGCTAAGTTCTTCCGCGAGAACGCAGACGCACAAGAAGTGCTCGATTGCCTCTACAGCGCGTCTAACTGGTCCGAGTTCGCAAAGTCCCTGTCTGCCTCTTACGAAGACCGTGGCACCCTGTCGCCCGCTCAATTGAACGCAGGCCGAAGCATGCTCGCGAAGGCCAAAGCCAAAGCCGCAGCGAAGATCGAAGCCCGCAACGCACCGGCAACGATTGGACGCCACGTCAGCACCGTGGGACAGCGCGAAGTGTTCACGCTCACCATCAATAAGCTGATGGAACTTGAAGGCATGTATGGCATCAGCTACATTCACATCATGACCGATGAGAACGGCAACACGTTCGTCTACAACCAGACGCTAACTCCCGGACAAACATCTAGTGCCAAGCGCCTTGAGTTCAACAATCCGATGGCGCAGATGTTCAGCTTCGACGCGAAGATCTTTGCCAACGCGTTTGCCGGTACGACCGTCGG